TCACCCGGTTTTTGAGTCAATAACTACCCAGTCTTTCCCTCTATCATCGTTGTATTTGTCGGTCTGTTTTCTAGATTTATGGCCGAGCAACTTCTGAGTATCTATCCCTTGTTCTCTATACAGTCGCTCTGATAAAGACCGCTGTTCATGGAAGGTTGGGGCAGTGCCTTTTTCCCAATCAATGCCACATTTATTCCTGGCCTTTTTAAATGTCGTGGTCAGACTGCTGCTGGAAACTCCATCGCCCCTGGTGGCTTGTGAGGAAGAGTGACGAAAGTGAACAAGGTATTTGCTGACCACGGCATCCCGGCATTTTGAGATAACATCTCTCAGCGTTAAATTTAAGATATCGCATCTCAACTTGAGAGGGATCGCCAACCTTGAACCTGTTTTTTCTTGTTCTATGTGGAGCATGTCATCCCAAATATCGGAGAATTTCATTTTACAGATATCTCCCAGTCGTTGACCTGTAACTAAAGCCAGTAGCATTCCAGTTTGCAAATAAGGTTGCTGATTTTCTGCCGCCTCATAGATTTTGCACCATTCCTCATAAGACAATCGCTGCCGGGTTACTCTATTTCTGGGCTGTTTGGTAGCCATCGCTGGGTTATATCCAGGCGGAACATGGCCTGAATATTGTGCTTCTTTAAATACATCAATTAAAACCATGCGGACAACCTGAGCCATTCGGTTATGACCTTCTGCCTTTATGGCATCCGTGATTTCAGCAATATCTAAAGTAGAAATATCTTTAAGGTGCTGCATTCCGCAATGTTCTCTGAACAATCTAAGCGGCTTATTTTTCTGAAAGAATGAGTTAGGCCGCAGTTCATTGTTCTTCACTCGTTCCTCTTGAATCGAAATATATTTATCTATCCATTCAGTGACGGTGTGACCTGTGCCCAGATGCTGACTGTTAGCAATTCCAAAGCTCATGTGCTGGTGTGCTTAATAACGGAAAATCTATGTATTAACCATAGTTTAACTGGAAGCTATTCAAGCCCATCAAGGGTGTGGCTCCACCGGATTGGTTTACAGAAAATGATGGCTTGCCGCTGGCTACCATCATGTGGGAAATGACCACCAAAGAATTATGCGGTCAGGGTTTGCTGTGCGTGACCGATCTCGCGGTGCTTGAGCGCTGGTGCGTCGCTTACGAATTCTGGCGTCGTGCGGTGAGAAATATTGCTAATGATGGGCTCACCATCGTTGGAGCGATGGGCGGCAAGATTAAAAACCCTGAACTCACCGCCAAGAAAGAACAGGAATCGGAGATGAGTTCTACCGGTTCTATGCTGGGCCTTGACCCTAGCAGTCGCCAGCGTCTGATCGGCCTCGCAGGCCAGAAGAAAACCTCCAATCCATTCCTGAAGATGATTAGCTCATGACGCGGAAATCGTACCCCAACGTAAATGCTGCGAACCAGTACGCCCGCAACGTTGTGCGGGGGAAGTCCCGGCGTGCCGGTATGTTGTTCAGGCTTGTCAGCGCCATATCGATGATATGGCTCAGGAGAAGAGCCGGAAATTCCGGTACCGCTTTGATAAAGATATGGCGGAAAAGGCCGCGAAGTATATTCAGTTACTGCCCCATACAAAGGGCGAATGGGCATTTAAACGAATGTCGATCACCCTTGAGCCATGGCAGTTATTCATTATTTGCTGCGCCTTTGGCTGGGTGCAAAAGGGGTTTAAGCTCCGTCGTTTCCGCGAAGTTTACACGGAGATCCCACGCAAGAACGGCAAGTCAGCGATCTCTGCGGGTGTGGCGCTTTACCGATAGGGCAAGTGAGACTGTTGCTGCCGCGAACGCAGCACAGTGGGGATCTGGTGGTTACGGAGCTTATGGCGCGAGTGTTGTGAGTCCTGGTTATAACCCATACCAGATTAAACAGAGTGGGCAGCTACAGCCACAGGGAACCGTTACTGTTCAGTTTAAGGATGTACCTCCTGGAATGAGAGTGATTGAGACGAAAGCATCAGGCATCGATGTTAATCATGATGTTGGTTATACGCGTATTTCAGGTCGATAGGTTAACTTCACTGTACTGCCCTTATGAGAATGCTATTATCGAAAGCACCTACACATAGGAGCTTTATAATGTCAAAAAAAACCACCCTTAAGGCGGCTTGTGCTTTAGCTATTATTACATTAACTGGATGTAAGATTGAAATGTCGTCTGATGTACCAGTATCCGCATTACTAGCAGATGATATAAAAACTGGAACAGCAGAGTTATATGTTGAAGTTCCATCATGTGATGATTATGAGGATTCCAGAAAACCTTCTAAGAGCCTCATTGACGCTAAAAATCAAATATCTGAAATTTTCGTTGACAGCCAATTTAAGGAATGTTTTAAGAAAAAATTCGACAGCATCGCATCATTCACCCTTCCTGTTGCTTATGGACCAGACAGTAAAGTTAACAAGGACACCCCACAGGTCCGAGTTCTTTATAATGAAAAAAACTACGTTTATTTTGATCTAGGCTCCGGTCTTAAGGCCAAAATTAACGGCGCAAAAAATAAGCCATCTATATCCGGTGGTTTCTCACCATCTGATGTATCGATTTTTATAAATATAGTGAATGATACCGGCAAGGATATTAAAGCAAATTATGCGAGCACATATGTTGCTGGTACACCTATAATTTACGCAGATGGATTGGTTCTTCCTAAATCTAAAAACACGGTGCTGAAACTCTCAGACGTCTCTACGTCGGTGATTTTTGATTCATCTCAAAGCAATCATGCTTGGTTTATGTCTAACCTAGAGAAATAAAGCCAAATTTCATTTATTAACCCGCTTCGGCGGGTTTTTTTATGGGGGAAGCAACTATGACGTGGAAAGAAAGGCTTCAGGATGCGTCATTCCGTGGCGTACCGTTTAAGGTCAAAAGTGAAGGCGCATCCATTGGTCGTCGCGTTGAAACGCACGAATATCCGAACCGCGATAAACCTTATACCGAGGATCTCGGTAAGGTGACCTTCCGGCCAGATATCACCGCCTATATTATCGGCGATGACTGTTTCGAACAGCTGAAACGTGCTCATATTCTCACCGGTAAGTCAAGATCTGCATGCGACATAAATAATTGCGCAAGTTATATTTTAAAAGTAGCTTTGGAAAGGAAAGAGCAAGTCAATGAAAATGAAGCTAATTTCTATTTTTTCGCTAAAGGCGATAGTCAAAATAATATAATTGTTATTATTGCAGAGATTAAATGCATAAGTCAGATTGGTAAATATCTAATAATCCCTTATCAGCTACAGATATCACAATAAGATTGAATTTTACGTCAATGCTACGCACGAAAGAGGTCTGAATAATTATTGCCATAAACATTGCCACTTAGTCCGCAAAATGAATCAAATAGGACTGTTACTAATCACCCTTTGATTCCATTCTAACAAACTGTCAGCAAATAATTAGTGCCCAGCCATCTCAATTTTAAAAGGATTGGCAAAAGTTAATGCTGATTTTACATAATTTATTGCATCATTTTGCGAAGGTTCTAGTCCATATGGATCGTGAACTACTTCATTGCGCAACATTAATAGATTTTTTATAAGATCTAATTGGGCAGGTGTTATAATGCTCGCATTCTGTAACTCGTGAACCATTTTTCCTGGTCCTAATGTTCTGGAGTATCCGCGAGAAATGGCGGCTGTTTTGAGATTATGATCTTTAAGGTAATTCGCTATTGCTGCTTCTAAAATTTTCCATGAATCCAAAATTGACAATCTTGGTGGAAGTTCCAAGAACTTTTGCTCTAAATTCTGTTGCTCAGCGTCGGCTGCGACATTCGGTAGCTCAGCTTCACTTTTTGTCGCTACTTCAGTTGTTTCACGGCTGAAGCTTGCATCAACATAATCCCCAACCTTGATAGAGGATAATGAACCGACGAGAGTGATTAATGTTCGACGATACATGATTGCAATGAAGAGAAGCACACTAGGCCATGCGCAGCTTGCAATCAATTTGCTGGAAAAAGTTAACCAAACCATAGAACTCTCAAGAAAGGAAAATTATCAATATGGGAAAATGTTGTAGAACATCCTCCTCCAAAACGGAAAGCAACATTATTATCTTCAATAAGTTAGCGCAAAGCATTTCATGTTTAAAAGTGAATATTGAATATTGAGATTTGTTTTAAAAAAACATAAAGTTAGCGAAATGCTAGAAATGTAATGCTCCGCTATATGGAATGGTTTAAAGCTGCAGACCTGATCGTGAAAGGCATGGAAGGCGCGATTAACGCGAACATGTAATCCAGTCTCTGGGTTATATAAGAACGGGAACCAGTTGGTTCCCGTTTTTTTGCGACAGAATTCCCCAAAACGTCATTTCTATTCCATCACCATCCAGGCATCGGCCTCGTCGAACATCTCTTCAAGCATACGGTTCAATTTTTCACGATCGCTTTTGCTAGCATCGCTGTTCAAGCCGTTCGCCTGCATGGGTTTAACCTTTACAACCGCATCAGGGAAAATGCGATGCACGCGCTTGGTTAACTCATTAAGAATGATGTCATTCGCACCGACCAGACCCTGAACGTTACGCTTGTCATAGACGAGTTCAACAAACATACTTACCTCAATAACTGTTTTTATATACAGCATTTTCACTGGTCACGCGGAAAGAGTCAAGAATGCATCAGATAAATGAGGCTTAAAAATCATTCTGATAAATGCGTCTGATTTCATCTTAATTCAAAGCGAGCTAAAAATTAGTCCATTCTGCAGGTGCGGAATCCCGTTGCAAATGCGTTCCGCTTGAAAAGAAGTGTCACACTTAGGCGGTATAAAAATTCACCAAACCTTTTTCTGCCAGCTACGCTTAGAGAGGTAACAACCAGCGGGAGGGCTTATGCTGACTCATTCTGAAGCGAAACGATGGGCGTCCATAATGTTGAAATCAGCGTTGTGTGACGGCATGAAAACGGATGAGATTTCTCGGCAGGTGCATCTTATTTGCGACCACCACGGAAGAGAATGTCTTGAAGAGTTGATCGAAGAAATCTTAATTGAAGCAGGGCGGTTAGGACCCAAACACAGCGCCGGAGAGATCACTCAGCATTGA